TCTGTAACTATCTGATAATAAAGAATAAAAATATGCGAATTTTAATCATTACAATACTATTTTTACCATTCCTTGCAGGGTGTGCAAACACTTCGGTATTAGTCGCTGAGACTGAAAGAGTCTCGCTTAATGTGTCTAATCCCTCGCCTTTAAAATTAAGACCTATGGAATGGTCTGTAATCTTGCAAGACGGAAAGCCATTGTATGCACTTGATACCGAAGGCTTTGAGAATCTTGCTTTGAATGCTGAAGACACTCAAAACAGACTTAAACTGTATGACACTATTATCAAAAAATATAAAGAATTTTACGAATCTCCGCTTGACAAGTAGCCTATAGTTTGCTATACTTAGCGAATGTCATTATACATCCAAGAAAAATACATCAGACTCATTTCACCGAAGCTTGATAAGTTTCAGTGGATAGGCTCTGGACAAGATACGGCAACCTTTCGTTGTCCTATGTGCGGAGACTCTGAAAAGTCTGAGTATAAGACTCGCGGATACTTCTATAAGACTAAAAATGATAATTATAGTTACAAATGTCATAATTGTGGAACTGGAATGGGCGTATATGACTTTCTTATGTTTAAAGAGCCTTCGCTGGCTGGAGAGTTTCTTAAAGAGATATATATGAGTAAGAGTCGTAAAACTGTGTATAAGCCTAAAGTTTTAAATGTCTGTGAGCCTGTGCGGTATGAGATAGAAGGGTTGTCAAGACTTGTCGATAATCCCTTTGCTATGAAATATGTTAAGAGTCGTAAGATACCAGAGTCTTATTATAGTAAGCTATTCTATACAGATAATTATCAACAATGGATTAATGATTACATATCTCCGAAAAAGTTTAAAAATGTTTATAAGACTGATAAGAGACTTGTTATACCGTTTTATGACAGTGAAAGCAAGCCTTACGCATTCCAAGGAAGATCGTTAGAAGAAGATTCTTCTTTGCGTTACATTACCATTAATGAGAGTAAAAAAACACTGATATATGGTCTTGAAATGGTAGACTTTGCCAAAGACGTTTATATCCTCGAAGGACCAATTGATAGTATGTATGTGGATAATAGTCTTGCTGTAGCGGGAAGCGCATTGATGAAGCTTGCGTCATATGATCGCGGTAATTTTGTATATGTTTTTGATAATCAGCCAAGAAATAAAGAGATTGTAAAGATTATTGATAGGCTTTTACATAATAACTCAAAGGCTCGTATAGTCTTATTGCCTGATATGATAAAAGAAAAAGATATTGGGGCAATGATGGAAAATGGACTTGACAAGTCTGAATTAATGTCTATACTGAAAGAGTATTGTTATTCAGGATTGATGGCCCGCCACAAATTTACATTATGGAGAAAGATATGACAATTTTCTTTAATGTATAAATAGAATAATGAAAAGCTTTATCGAATATATAAACGAAGAGAAAACTGTAGAGGCTGAGATTAAAGCCTTTACAAAGACTAACATCAATATCAGTAGACGGGATATGCCGCAAATTAAATCGGCATACTTCGAAGACTTTAAAAAATGGTTAAAGACTGAGAAGATTAAAACCACCGTAAAAGACATTCCTGCAAAGTCTTTGAAGGCTACACAGAAGAATCTAAACGCCGATACTGTTAAGATTGTTGTCGATAAAGGCAATAAAGACTCCAGACCCGTTCTTACAACTAAAGACGGATATGTTTTAGATGGTCATCATCGTGTATTAGGCGCAAGAATTAAAGACCAGTCTATCAAAGCCATTATCATTGATCTGAATATTAAACAGGCTTTAGAGAAACTTCGCACCTTCCCCGATGTCAAATACTATAGTGAGTCTGTATTGATTACAGAAAGAGTTGTCAATAGTCTATTGAGAAAAAACAAAGATGTAATAGACTACGTAAAGAATAAAGCTTCAAATAGATTAGATAGTAAGTCTGAGGAAGAGGCTATAAAGAGTATATATAAAGCGGTGTTGCCTGATCTTAATAAACGTGATAGGGAATTAAAAAATACACTGCAAAAACTATCTAAGAAATATAAAAACACTGATATCAAGACTCGCGTAAAGCCCCTTGATTCTGTCATTTCAAAGGTTGTCAAACGCGGCAAGTCTTTAGCCGATGCGCCTGATCTTATTGGCGGTATGATTATTACACAGAGTTCGGAAGATGCCGAAAGTGTAGCTAAAGATATTCAAAGAAAGATGCGTTCAAATATCCTTTCGTTTGAGAAAAAGACCACTGGTGGTAATAACCGCGCAGGATATCAGGGTGCGTATCATATTGACTTAGATTATGATGGCATTACCGCTGAAATTCAGATTTTCTCAAAAGGTGTGTATAAGAAAAAAGCCTTAGCGCATAAGATATATACAGCCACTAGAGACACTGGTGCGAGTGAACACGAACTCGCAATGAGTCGTAAACTATTCGCGCAAGGTGTAAGAGAATCTCTGGAAGAGTCTACAGAAGATGAGATTGTTGATAGTCTTATGCAATTATCTGAAGAAATTCTACAAGAAACATTAAATAACCTATTGACATAGCCTATAATTCTTGCTATAGTATATATAGTGAGGTTATTAATTATGCAACATACATTTACTTTACATGACAAAGAATATTTAATCATCGTTGCCGCTGATGGCGAAGTTGCGTTTTGTCGTAAAGAGACTTTAGTAGACGCTTGGAACTTTGAGACATATGACTCATATAGTGCCGCGACTCTTAATGATTTGAAGTGTGCCATACCAGTTTTCAGAAAGATTAGAGATGAGATCGTTTCATGGGTTAGACAGACTAAACCATACTGTTTTCACTTCAAGACAGATGATCCTAAAAAGCTTCGTATATATTTGAAGTTTATCAATGGTTGTAAAGACCCTATCCTTAAAGACTATAACCAGACTGTAGACGATAACAAAATATACTTTTACAGACACCAAGCGTGAGAGAGAAAATAGGTTGACCTCTTGTTAAATACAGTGTAATGTTATATGCATAGAACAATAATACAGGTTAATTAATATGTTAATTATTTCAAAACACGAAGATTATTATGATTACTTCACAAAGATTTATGGTGAAGATCCGAAAATGGTTTTAGATAGAAGATCAAATTCTGTATCATCATTCAAATTTCCAGAGACGAGTAAGCATTTTGCGGCGGCTCTGAAATCAGTTTTTAGAATGAGCAAAGACCACTACGGTCGAGGTCCGCTCACACAGAGATTAAAAATTCTAGTGTTTTGCGGCAGATATTATTTATTAGCATCGCCAATAAATAGCTATAATTTTAAGATTGTTCGGTACGGGGACAGAGCTTATAAAACCCTAAAATTATCAGAGTTTGTTCCCGATATTAACCAGCATAATCATCAGCTAGAATTTAATAAAATGCACACTGGCTGGGAGAGAGAAGTTGACTTGAACAATAATCAGGCAATTGAATATGTGTATTCATTTGTAAACCAGCCATATTTTATAGTTGACGTGGTAGACGCTTTTAGTGTATATTTGAGTGATGAATACCCTATATTAAATGATTTGGGATTGTCTTCGATTATAGAGCCTTATGAAGCATATAAAGAGATTGTTCAGTTTATATCAAGTATGCTGACAGACAGTCCCGACAGTGACCCGCCTGTTGAATTGTCCAACAAAGATAAAATTCATAAGGCCGGTTTTGATACAGTAACAAGTTTTAGAGGAAAAAATAAATGAAAAAGTAAAATTTTACTCACCTAATAGTGCGCCGCTGACACTATTAAAACGAATCAGGAACACCGCAACGTATTAGAAAGTTTTTGTGAAAAACAGTTACACACTATGAAAAACGATTATAAAGGACCATATTATGAATAAATTTATTATCACTGCATTAGACTTCATTGTAGGTTATGTAATGTCTGCATTTGCTGGTGGGATTTTTCTTACCCTTCTTTGTGTTATAATTATTGAGGTTGGACTATTGCCAGTTGTGGGTTTTTTCTTTCTTATGGCATGTCTTATTTACGGTCTTGTAAGACTTGTAGGGCTAGATAACGGTTGACACGCTGTAAACACGGTGTTAGTATAATACAAATTAAAAAAGGAATACGCATAATGAAAAAAGACTCTTTAATTGGTAGAAAAGTAATTTTCGATAATACAAACAGATATGAACATACTTCATATGAAACTTGCGCTAAAAGATATCTTGTGCTAGGTCAAGAATACACAATTCACCAAATTACAGATGATGGTAATTATATCTTCTCTGATATTTTAGCCGTTTACCCACCAGAGTTTTTTACACTGGTAGATGAAGAAGTCTCTGTAGACTCTACACGCGATGAGAGAGTTGTTAATAATGTAATGAGCCATGAATATAGAGTCTTGACAGAAACTGAAAAACAGTATATGCAAGAGGTTAAAGACTTAGGATTAGAGTTTTTCGAACTTCTGCGCAGAATGGATGATAATTACGAATATAACAGAGAATTAGAGATTGCCGAACAGAGAGTTGAAGAGGCTGTTATGTGGGCTGTTCAACACCTTACGAAATAGGCTTACAATTAAAAGGAAAACAAACTATGACAAAGACTGAATATCAATTAGAGACAACGTATGACGTATCGTGCGCAAGACTGGGCCCAGCCTTCCGTTTTTGGATGGTAAAGTCGTCCTCTACCCACACGGCGAGATTTTGCGTTAGCATTGTTCATAAAAATGATTACGAAACAGTCGAAGGTTTACAGAAAAGTCTTGACGCTAATCGCAAGCTTGCGCTAGAGTATATTAGAGAATACGCTAGAGGCGGGACAGAAACTCAGAAAATGCAAAAATTAATTGAAGAATTTGCACAAACAGAAGAAGTATTATTATGAAATATGCAATAAGACTGCGAGATGATGTAAAATACGAGATGCTTTATTTTGAGGTTGTGCGTACAAACTCCAGCGACAATTTTGTTTTTGTAGAAAAGGCAACATATCTGCATTATGGGTCTATAAGGTCTGTAGAAGAGTTTGATGAGTCTTTTAAGCACAAGATGGAGTATGCAACTCGTATCATTGAGACAAGAATTAATTGTGAAACGAAAAAGAAGGCTGTTATGTCTCACGCGCAGTCTGTAATAGAATCTAATCAATATACATATATTGATTGACAAGCCTATAAAGATGGTGTAGTATTCTTATATAGACTGATTACACAAAAAGAGAGATTATGACAGACTTTAAAATTGGTGACAAGGTATGTACTAATAAGGATAATCCCGTAGTTGGGGTTATCACTGAAATATATCCTTTCACTAAAGATATTCCTATATATACCATTAAAGCGGTATTTGGTACAAAATATGGTATGTTTAAACAAGAGTTTATCAGAATTTCAGAAAGCAAATATCAAGCGGCGATGAACTATGTGAAAAAGTATGAGAGACTGGCAAAAACTTACGTGGAGTTGCATAATGAATGATCGTAACTTATTGTTAGTGGTATTGGTTTACTCTTTCTGCAATCGAAACAACGAAAGAATGTATTAAATGAAACAGTATAGCGAACTCTTAAACCATATTATTGATAATGGAACATGGGTTGAAAATAAACGAACTGACAAAAAGTGTAAGACAATTATCAACTATGATATGGAATACTCTACGCTTCCGCTTGTTACAACACGCAAATCATATTGGAAATCAGCCGTTGCAGAATTTGTAGGCTATATCAAAGGCTACACCTCAGCCGAAGACTTTCGCGCGATGGGAACAAACACTTGGAATGCCAACGCAAATGAAAATAAAGCGTGGTTAGACAATTTTGCCAGATCAGGCGTAGATGATATGGGGCGTGTATATGGCGCACAAGGAAGAGAATGGCGAAAGCCAAGTTACTATATAAACGGTTCTACTGGACTCAATATTAAAGGTAATACTGTAGACCAGCTTAGAAAGATATACGACAATTTGAAAGCTGGAACAGATGATCGCGGAGAGATTTTATCTTTCTACAATGTAGGCGAGTTTCATATGGGCTGTTTAAGACCCTGTGTGTACGATCATCAATTCTCTTTATTAGATGGTACACTACACTTACACAGTAAACAAAGATCGTGCGATGTCCCGCTTGGCCTGTCATTTAATTTGGTGCAGTGTTATTTCTTTCTTCAGTTAATGGCGCAGATTACAGGAAATAAGGCAGGAACAGTCTATCATAAAATTGTAAACGCGCATATCTATGAAGATCAATACGAAACAGCATTAATCGAAGCTTCACGACAACTCGTAGACTGCAATCCAGTTATGACAATCGGTAGCCATATCAAATCACTTGAAGATGTAGAGTCTATTAATAATGTAGGAGAGTTGGGAATTGTCGTTACTGGATACGAGCATCACCCACCATTAAAATATCCTATGAGTGTGTAAAAAAAGTCTTGACATAGTTTGACAGTATGCTATTATAGTCTTGTAACTGAGATTTAACACAAAACGAAAGAGACTATATTATGACTTACACAACACAGACTAGAAAATCATTACACGGCGGCTGGGTAGCTGAGACATATATCAAGCTTCAGACTATCACAGAGACTAAAACCGCTTTTCTGAAAATCTCTACCACTAAAGGCTACACCAATGCCAGCTACTTAATTCAAGAAACTGGTGGTGTGTTTGTAAGCGAGGTTTTTGAGATGTTTTCAGACTATAACAAGACTGTCTCCAGAAATACAATCTCGCGCGCCACTGCAAAGACTGTAGAAGAAGCGCACAAAGCCGCACTTGAATTAGTGCCCGAGCATCTTGCCGCTGTTAAAGTACAGTACAGCCTGTAAGAGACTCTTAGACTTTAAATATATCCCACGTATGGGATATATTTTTTAATCAAAAATACGTATTATGACAAACGTAAACGTATAAATAAACTTTCACAGAACACACAAAGGATACGCCATGACGCTTATTGTTTATGGAAAAGTTGCTTGTCCACAATGCACCGCAACCGAAAACTATTTAAAAAATAATGCCATACCATACACGAAGGTTGATGTTACGAAAGACCCCGCAGGGTTAAAAACAGTCTTGGCACTAGGTTATAAATCTATGCCAGTTGTGGTAAATGGTCATAACCATTGGTCAGGCTTTGATATTGATAAACTACAGAAATTGAAGAGTAAATAATTTGGAATATGTAATTAAAAGAAATAATACTGAAGTGGTCTTTAATCCTGATAAAATTGTGTATGCAATTTTAAGGGCTATGGATTCTGATATCAACGATGAAGAATCTTTAAAGACTGCTACAAAGATCAAGAATAGAGTCTTACGAAAGCTTAAAGACTGGAAAACTGTCAAGCCGCATGTAGATCAAATTCATACTTTGGTTGAACATTCGCTTATGGATGCAAAACTGTATGACATTGCGCGTGAGTATATTACATATAGGGACGCAAATAAACCAGATATTTTTAGATATCGCGCAAATATTAAGCCTTATGAATACCCAGAATTAATGGAGTATGTCACAGCGATTCGCCATTCTTATTGGATTCACACAGAGTTCAATTATGATTCAGATATTCAAGACATTAAAGTTCATATGAATGAAAAGGAACGTGAGGCTGTAATACGCTCTATGTTAGCCATTTCACAGATTGAAAATGCTGTAAAGAAATTCTGGGGTAGAATTGGCGATAAGCTTCCTAAGCCTGAGATCACAGACGTAGGCGACACTTTTGCAGAGTCTGAAGTTAGGCATAAAGACGCTTACTCAGAGTTGCTGGAAAAGCTTGGACTTAATGATCGTTTCACAGACTTGAAGAATGTTCCGTGTATTGATAAGAGAATTAAGTATCTTGAAAAAGTAAATAAAAACTCAAAAGCAACGGATAACAAAGACTTCTTCGAGACTATCATACTCTTTTCAATGTTCATAGAGAATGTGTCACTCTTCAGTCAGTTTATTATCATGATGTCATTTAAGAAACATGATAATAAACTAAAGGGAATTGCCAACGCCGTATCTGCTACGAGTAAAGAAGAGAATATTCATGCAATGTTCGGCTTTGATTTGGTTAATATCATTAAAAGAGAGAACCCCGACTGGTTTGATGATGAGTTAGTTGATTATATTAAAGAGATTGCATATCAGGCATATGATGCAGAAAAAGAGGTCGTAGAGTGGATTTATGAAAAAGGAGACTTGACAATCATACCAAAAGCTGTTACACTTGAATACGTTAAACTCAGGCTTAACCAGTCTTTGGTTGCTATTGGTTGCAAGGCTATTTTTGGACTTGATGAGTCTTTAATAGAACAGACAGAATGGTTTACCGATGAAATCTCTGTAACAAAGAATACAGACTTTTTCAATACTAGAAACACCTCATACACAAAAAGATCAAAGTCTATCACAGAAGACGACTTATTTTAAAGAAAGATAATTACATGACAAAGTTCAAATGGGCTAACGAAGAGACTCGCCAATTTTTAAGTAGGGGATATCTTCCCGATGGCTTGACGGTTGAAGAGAGGGTTCGTATTATTGCAGACCATGCCGAAGTCTTAACTGGTATTAAAGGCTTTGCCGATAAGTTTTATTCTTATATGAGTAAAGGCTGGTATTCATTATCTTCACCCGTATGGTCCAATTATGCTACAGATCGTGGCTTGCCTGTTTCCTGTTTTGGTTCATGGATTGGAGACTCTATGGACTCTATTCTATATACTGTTTCAGAAGTTGGTATGCTTAGTAAGTTTGGCGGGGGCTGTTCAGGCTATATCGGAGAATTAAGACAGCGCGGCGCGGATATCAAAGATTATGGAAAGTCTTTTGGGGCTGTGCATTTTATGGAACTGTTTGATAAGCTTACAGACATTGTATCACAAGGCTCAGTTCGTAGAGGATTCTTTACACCATATTTGCCTATTGAACACGGTGACTTCGATGAATTTGTAGGCTTTGGTAGTGACGGACATGCTATTCAGACTCTAACAAATGGTGTGACAGTTACAGATACATTCTTAAATGATATGATTGATGGTAATACCGAGAATAGACGTAGATGGGCTAAGGTTATTCAAAATCGCACCGAGGCTGGGTATCCTTACGTATTCTTCACAGACAATGTAAATAACAATACGGTGGATGTGTATAAAAATAAGAATATGAAAATCTATGCATCGAATATGTGTGTTAAAGGCGACACTACACTGAAGTTGAAATATCTGGACTCTGAGTTTGAAATGGATATTGACTTATTCGACCTTTTCTTCAATCTTCAATTATTTACTCAGCCTATTTACACACTTTCGTATAATACAGAGACTGAAAAATCGGAATGGAAAGAGGTTGAAGTCTCAGCTAAAACTGATGTAGTGGAAGAGTTGTTTCAGATTTATAGTGCTTATGATAAACTATTAGAGTGTACTGGAAACCACAAAATATTCACTGGAAATAGGGGCTATGTTCGTGCAGATGAATTGTTACTAGACGATACTCTCCTTTCTTCAGACTCTTCAAGTTTCCAACGCGCTTATAAAATAGTAAAACTTAGCGTACAGCCTACACCAGTCTATGATATTACTGTTAAGGATAATCATAACTTTTACGCTAATAATATACTGGTGCATAATTGTTCCGAGATTGCCTTACCGTCAAACAAAGACGAGTCTTTTGTATGTGTCTTATCGTCTATGAATGCTTTGTATTACGATGATTGGAAAAATACAGACGCTGTAGAGACTATGACTATATTCCTTGACACGGTTGTTACAGAGTTTATTGATAAAGTCGAACAAATGACTCCAGAAGTCCAATACTTTATGAAGCGTGTACTAAAATTTGCGAAGAATCACCGCGCCTTGGGTTTGGGTGTACTAGGCTGGCACTCATATTTACAGTCTAAATCAATTGCGTTTGAGTCTGAAGAGGCTTCAGACATTAATAAAGAATTGTTTGAGACTATTAACGAACGCGCATGGACAGCTTCACGCGATATGGCAGAATGGTGGGGCGAGCCTGAGGTGCTGGCAGGATACGGGAGACGAAATACAACACTAACGGCAGTCGCCCCCACAAAGAGTTCTTCGGCGATCCTAGAACAAGTCTCTATGGGAATCGAACCAGAGTTTTCTAACTATTATGTAAAGAGTCTTGCGAAGAGTGAGACAACCGTTAAGAATAAGTATCTAAAGAAAGTTTTACAGAAATATAATCAAGACAATAGAAATACTTGGGATTCTATTAGAGATGCAGACGGTTCGGTTCAGCATATTGGATTCTTGTCTGAGCATGAAAGAAATGTATTTAAGACTATATATGAAATTTCTCCAGAGTCTATTATTAATCAGGCGGCGATTAGACAACCACACATAGATCAAGGACAATCTTTAAACATTATGATTGATCCTGATATGCATCCTAAAGAAATTAACAAATTGTATCTTATGGCGTGGCAATTAGGTGTTAAGACATTGTATTATCAGTATAATATGAATGCATCACAGCAACTTGCCAGACAAAAAACACAGGGTTGTAAGTCTTGTGAAGCGTGATGGTAGGGTAGTACCATAAGTGAATTTTAAATGATTTTTGTCTCTGTAACTATCTGATATTAAACGATAAAAAAAGACGAATTTTATCTTGACAAACTTATATAATATGATACTATAATGTATAGAAACAATTAGAGAAAGTTTATTATTATGGGATTAGATATGTATATGTTTAAAGAGTCTACCGAAGACTTAATGAAGACTGAGCTTTCTTATTGGCGCAAGCATCCAAACCTTCACGGTTTTATTGTTAAGAGTTTTGCCGCTGGTGTTGATGAGTGTCAAAAAATCCCACTTACGGCTGAAGACATTGAACAGACTCTAAAAGCCATTAGTGAAGATAAATTGCCACAAACTTCAGGCTTCTTTTTCGGACAAAGTGCAAGTGTAGATAGTGCTGATAAAGATGAGCGTAAATACGCATTGGCACAGAAAGCCCAAGACTTAGAAGCATTTAAAGAGGCTCTTGCGGCTGTCAAACACGATGGCGATAAAGTCTTCTATCAGGCTTCGTGGTAGAGTATGGATACATTTTTGAGATACGGCGTAAGGCGCGGATTTATAAAGGTTAGCAATTCTGGTAAAATGTCATATGATATCAGAAAACTTTTACAAGACCCGCGTGGGCGCGCAAGACTAAAACAAAATATACGAAAGGCATTACATCTTGAAAGATCGTGACATAGCCTTATATATGGATATTGCCCATAGAGTCTCAAAACAGTCTTATGCACTTAGACTTCAAGTTGGGGCAGTGTGTGTAAAAGATAATCAAATTATTAGCCTCGGTTATAACGGAACTCCACCAAACTGGTCAAATGTCTGTGAAGACTCCGATAATACTACAAACGAAGTGGTTATTCATGCAGAGGCAAATATGATTGCAAAGCTTGCAAAGAGTACCATATCTTCAGAAGATTCTACAGTCTTTTTAACACATAGCCCATGCTTAGAGTGTGCAAAGATTCTGGTAAATTGTGGTATTACAGGTTTATATTATAGCAATAAATATCGTTGCGAGAAGGGTCTTAATCATTTAATAAAGTGTGGTATATATGTCCATAAAGTTTAGTGTAATCTGTCATGATTGTGGCGAAGAGTTAGAAGTCTATGCCGATGATTTAGACCATAAAGAGAGACTTGAAAAAGAGATTCTATTTTGTTCTTTTTGTGGTAGTGAAAATATTGAAGTTGTATAAATATATACATAATCGAATTAAAGGATATCAAAAATGGATAGTAACGAAGAAGAAGTTGTAAAGGTTGAAGAGCCTATTGAAACGCCTAAAAAGGCTACAAAAACTAAAAAGACTAAAACAAAGGTTGAAAAACCAGTTAAAGCTAAAGAAGTTAAAGAGCCTAAAGAAGACTTGAAACAGGCTTCAGAAGATCGTCAAACTGGCAAAAAGACTAAGGCAGAATTTGATATTGTCCGTTGGCGTAGACGCGGTAGATAAACAATATAACATATGCTATACAAGACTCCTCTATAAATATGTAGAGGAGTTTTTCTATGACGTGGTTATTTAATAATAAAGAATTTGACGAAACGCTTATATCAGACTATTATGGGTTTGTATATCTTATTACAAATCTGAAGACTGGTAAACTTTATGTAGGCAGAAAATATTTCTGGTCTGTACGTAAAGTCAAAGGCAAGAAGCGTAGACAAAAACTTGAATCAGACTGGAAGACTTATTACGGATCGTGTAAGCCTTTATTAGAAGATATAAAGACTATAGGACAAGACTCTTTCAAGCGTGAGATATTGTCTCTACACGAATCAAAGGGTCAAGTTAATTTTAGTGAAACTAAATTACAATTTCAATTAAATGTTTTAGAAACACTTGACAAGTCTGGCAATAAGTTGTATTATAATGATAATATACTTTCAAGATACTTTACACCTAAAAGAGTATTTGATGAGAAAAGATCATTATTAATAGAGGAATTATTACGCTATGAAAAACCTAGAGATTAAAGTCAATGAAGACTAACAAATACTTCGAAATTCTTAAATCAAAGAAATTCCACTTCCTTTAAATATGAAGTTGCCAAGCTTAATGCCGCTTTTGTGGATTTGTACCACACACTATTCGATAAGTATCCACCATATGAAGCGTGTGCTGATCCTTACGCATACTATTTAAGTATGACAGACCATTGCGATTGTTGTGGAACAAAACTTAATATTTTAAATAAGGGTCAATACGCTCTGTGTATAACCTGTGATAACTACGAAGAAACTTCATTTAATTTTTAAATATAGCTTGACTTTATACTACAATTGATTATAATAGAATGATATTAACAATGAAAAGGAAACTAACACTATGGCTATTACAGATAAATTTATTGGTAAATCAGTTGCAGTTCGCGGAATTGGTTCGGGTATTAATGTAGGACGTTGTGCAGGAATGGAAGGCACTGCTATTCTATTCGAGGCAGGAAGCTTTTTTTGCCCAAGCTGGGAATATTCAGACAAGTCTCACGGAGCGTTTCACTCTTTGGCAAATGGTGATGTAACAGGCGGTTCTATTACACTTATTGAAAAAGAAACAATTATTACAGATGTTGCTCAGGTTGTAGAATGTAACGACTCTGTTATTCCTACACTGTCGAAATTTGCAAAACCATAAACAAAGGAATATATTATGAAAGATCAGATCAAATTAGCTATTGATAATGATTTACCTATTCTCCTTGTCGGTAAAAGTGGGTGGGGTAAAACGGCACAAGTAGAACAAGCAAGCGCAGAATTAGGTCTGGAGGTTGTTACAATCTCTTTGGCTTTGTGTTTACCAGAAGATATTGGTGGTGTTCCGCAAGCTGAGGGGGATAGTTTTCGCTATCTCCTACCGCAATGGTTTCACTCTCGAAAGGATAAACCGTTTGTGTTATTTCTCGATGAGATTAACCAAGCCCCACCACAAGTTCTTCACGCCATATATGGTCTTGTGCAGAAACGAGAATTGCATGGTGTACGAAATCCACTGATGCGAGTTGTTGCAGCAGGTAATATGAGCGATGAAAACCCACATTTGACTGAGATTATGCAACCGTTGCTTAATCGTTTTTATGTTATGGATTATGTTCACGATCCTGCTCCAGCCTTGGAGTTTTTAAATCAAAAATATAATTTAAATTTAAAAGAGTTGGAAAATAGTCCTCGTGATACAGAACAAGGTATTATTGCATATCAGGCAGGAATGAAAGACTTGGCTATTAAAAAGGCTGGTATGACGCTAATTAAGTATATCGAAAATGGCAGTTCAACACAGGCAGATGATCTTATCAAAGCGGTGAAGCATAAGAAAATTCAAGACCGAAACGGATTCTCGTGGAAGCCTTAATAACATATGGTGGATATCCTAAATTGGTAATCTACTACAATCACCGATTTGATTCATTTGGACACGGCACGACAAATGCCATCGGCGGGGGCGGCTGTGGAGGCGGCACGTCTTTTTCGGGTTGCAACGGCACTGGACAAGGCAAAGCCGCATTTCAGAGTGTGCCGTATGATTGGTATAAGGCTTTTGGTAATAAATTCATTAAAACAGCAGTCCAATCGACAAGAATATGAAAACTTACACAGTATATCCAGATCAAAACTATGGTAATGGCGATGGTATAGGGTTGCCCGCCACTGAAATCGGGATAGCGCACGAGGGGGGTATGGGGTGCGGCAAAGCGCGGGCGCGGGGCGTAAGACGGAAATGGTACATGCCTCATTCGCTCATACGCTACCGATCTCTTAGCAAATCATCAAGAATGTAGTTGACTCTTTTCTACGCTGTGTTATAATGAATAATATTAAAAAGGAAATATATCATGAAAAACACTCTATTAAATATTTGTGTAGAAGCCGAAGAATCAAGACTTTATGATTTTATTGCCGCTTGTCACATCATCGAAACAGATCGTGTTCCAACGGCTGGAGTAAATCGCTTAGGTCAATTCTTTATTAATCGTTCCTTTTACGAAAAAGAAAAAGACCATATGGTTGGTCTTATTCTTCACGAGTCTCTTCACATATACTTCGATCATGTCAATAGAAAACACGATAATCATAGAATTGCAAACATTGCGCAAGACATTATCATTAATGATCTTGTTATGCAGTATGGTTACACCTTGCCTAATGGTGGTTGCACATACGAGACTGTTAAAGTTCCGCGAACACTGAAGACAAGTGATGAAATTTACGAATACTTAATGCAGAATGCCCCGCCAGAAGATATGCAGATTACGCTGGAATTATCGCACACTCTGCCAGAAGATTGTGAAATAGTGGAAGTCGATGCAGAAGAGTTGCAAAGACTGGTAAAGTCTATTTTTACAGACAGTGAATATAAAAAACAAGAAGCTATAAAAGAAAGATGTTCCTTTAATTCTAAGTCTTCGCTTGTGCAGTCTATTGACAGAGTGCTAGGTAGATTTTTAAAACCAGAATTTAGTAGAACATACACGCGCCCGAGCAGATTTAGACAAACAGGCGTAATGATTCCATCTAGTCGGGCGATTGTCCGTAAACCGTCTTTGTCTATTTATTTGGATGTTTCTGGATCAATGGGTGGTAGTAATATATCAAAGGCTTTGGGAGTTATGGAAGATTTGAATAATACTTTAATTGCATATAACCAAAGTCGTTATGTGTTTAACACTTCAACCGTGGCAGTAGATAATTACAAAAAAGTAGAAACAGATGGTGGAACGTCTTTTAATAGTTTTCATTCTACAGACTCTTCAGACGTTGCGTTGATTATTACAGACTGTGAATTTTCGTTTGATTTTTTAGAACACCATAAAAAGAAGAAAGTGATTATTATTAGTATTGGTAAACATATGCCTTTACAAAACTGTGAAGTATTCAAATTATGATGACTGAAGGTGGCCAACCGCTTGACGCAAGTAACAAATGTAATACTGGTCGTGGAGTGGGATATGTCGATGGTATAGGCGGCGGTATGAGTGATTATGGCGGTATTGGCTGGGGCTGTCAAGATGGTGCAGGATATGCGGATATCTTACGTTATTACCATAACATCTGTGGAGTTATGAGAATATGAAGACTGAAGGCGGTCGCCCACTTGACGCAAGTAACAAATGTAATACTGGTCGTGGCTATGGCTATGGCTATGTCAATGGTATGGGTGTCGGTTTTTCCGATTACAGCGGCAAAGGCTACGGCGATGATCGAGGCTTAGGATGTGCGTCTATCTTACGTTACCATAACATCTGTGAGAGTAAGAGAATATGAAGACTGAAGGTGGGATACCAAAAGTAATGAACTATTCTTATAAAACTCATATAACCGCTGGAATAGGCCGTGGCTCTTGTTACGGTGCGGGAAGACATAGCGAAGGAAGACAGCAAGGTCATGAAGATATGAAAAAGCGAGCAAGAATATGAAGACTTATGGAGGATATGGTGCAACTGCCACTACAACCAACCGTGGTTGGGGCGCTGGGGGTTGGCCGGGCGCGTTGTTTGGTCAATCAACTACATATATTCAAATCACTGGAAACTATTCAGGAAAAGGTAAAGTATTCGGGTCCGGCTATAGGCGATACGCACCAGATAAGCATAGAATATGAGTAAAGATAAACAGCATACAATAAAAATATTAATACCCCCTAATTACGGGCTATCTTATCACGAGAGAAATATCAACGCGCAGGTACATGCTGGTAATAGAGGCTACGGTTACGATAGAAATATCAACGCGCTGGAATATGCTGGTAATAGAGGTTACGACGGTGTCGGGCCGGGCGGTTACGGAGGATATGGCACGTTTCTTTTATCAAAAAGGAAACAGTATTTAATATTTTTGTAAAGTCTTGACACTATATAAATACTCGCGTAATATCTAAATATAAACAGAAAGATTATATTATGAAAGATATGATATTATATTCAGCCTTGGTTCTACAGCTTCTATTGACGCTTTTAATTCTGCCATACGTTTCAACACCCGAAACAAGTGTTCAAGAAATTGTTCAGCCGCAATGGAAGAATCGATACACAAACTTTGAGAAGACTAAAGAGTGTCTTGTGAAGAATGTATTCTACGAGGGCCCAAGATACTTCCCTACACTTGAAAATAGGTACGAATTATCTAAAAGAGAGTTGCGTAGGAATATTCTTGAAGATAGGATTAAAATCATAAACGTCACACTGAATAGAAAAGAACATAATAGATTCCCTGATACAGTCTGTTCCGTTATTCACCAGTATAGGCAATTCTCTTGGACACTCGAACAGGATAAAGTCACACAAAGTATTCGTAATAAATATAAAAACGATCCTACAGAATTACAAAATCTGGTGGAGATTGAAAAACTTGTCGAACACGCTTTGGTTTATGGTCTTGAAGACTTGACAGACAATAGCATATACTACCACACACACGCTGTAGAGCCTTATTGGAATAAGAATAAGGAAGTCGTTGTTGCGAGTATGTGGCATGTGTACTATAATAATTAATATAAATATACATATAACAAGGAAATTAAATATGATACCAACCTTTCGCATGTTTGTCGAAGCTATGGAACAACAAAATTTTTATGTTGAACTTATTCAGTCTGTAGATAAAGATAAGACTCTTCAAAACAATACAGGTAGGCTTAATGCATTTTATGTCTCAGGCTGGAAAAAGCCTATAGGGATTAGTAAAGTCTCGAAAGATAAGTATGCTGTAGCGCAGTTTGTATCTTTTGGCAGGGGTCACTATAAAATTTCAAGTACAACTGTAGATGTGTCTAAGTCTAAGATCGAAAAAACACACACTTACACATGGTCTGAAAAAGACTTTGAATCAATGTTGAATAGTCCCACCGAGTTTCCGTATGCTTTACATTTATGCTCGCACCTTATTATGTATAATAAAAAAGAATTTATCGCGGCATTCCCGAAGCTTGACTTAGAAGCATTTAAACCAAGGCTGGTAAATGCTGTAGTGAAGACTGAAAAAAGACGTAACATAACAGTTTAGGATATATAATGTCAAAATCAAACTATCTTGAAAATGCTATATTGAATCTATTGTTTAATGGCACAACTATTGCAAATGTTGCTCAGAATGCTTCTTCATCACCAGCAACGGCGTTTTTCATATCTCTACACACTGCTTCACCTTCGGAGACTGGAACACAGTCTTCAAATGAGGCTACGTATGCAGACTACGCGCGAGTCTCTGTAAATAGAAATTCAGGCGGCTGGACGATTACAAACAATAGCGTATCGCCTACTGCAAGTATATCATTCCCCGAAGCTTCGGGTGGGACGAATACTATTACACATATTGGAATAGGCTTAAACGCCACGGGGAGCGGTACGCTACTGTTTCACGGGGCTTTAAATAGTTCCATCACAGTGAATGCAGGGGTAACACCTAGAATCACCACTTCATCGACTATTACAGAGGATTAATAAATGGCAATTCAATATTCAACGGCTGTGAGAAATGCCCAGCTAGATGCTTTGGAGACTGAAATTGGAACTTCAGCAGTCTTGAAGATATTTTCAGGAACAGCCCCAGCAAACGTAGCGGCTTCAGACTCTGGCACACTCTTAGCCCAGCTTGATTTACCGTCTAATTGGATGGCAAACGCTTCGGCGGGTAGTAAAGCATTGTCGGGAACATGGGAAGATGCTTCGGCAAATGCCACGGGAACGGCTGGATACTTTAGAATATACGCCTCAGACGGTACGACTTGTCATATTCAAGGTACAATTACGGTTGCCGCAGGTGGTGGGGATATGATTATTCAGAATACGAGTATAGCGTCTGGACAATCTATTACAGTAAGCGCGTTTTCAATAAGTGCTGGAAACGCATAGAGTCTCGCTAACTTATTAGGAGGCTAAAATTTCAGATATTTTAATTGAGAGTTTTGATGTTGATTGTGGTGCAAACACAACGCACACACTATCCAATGATATTGGCAGTGTGTCAAAGGCTTTTGTCAAATTAAATAACTCTACAATAAAAGCTTCTGCTGGTCCAACTGGCAGTACGGGCAATACTGGTCCAGATATTGGTGGAGTTGGTGTTAAGCTTACCGACACTGATACAGTCTCTTTCAATAGAGGCGGTAGTAATAATACAACAAAAGTTGTAGGCGAAGTCTGGAGATATACAGGTTCTTCAGGTGGAATCAATGAGTTTATTAAAAGAGGTTCATATGAATTGTCTTTTGGTAATACCGATACTTCAGCCTCTGTAGCCGTTTCAGGCTTGACAAATAAAGACGATTGTGTTCCATTCTTAACAGGATGGACTACCGATAACACGAACGTTAATGATTATGATGAAGTCTGTTTTGGAGTTTACTTAGACTCTTCAGGAAATCTTCAGGCTACAAGACAGGCTACAGGAAGCTCTGCTACAGTATATGTCGATGTTGTAGAATTTACGGGGTCAAACTGGTCTATTGGTCATGGAATATCAACAAATCACGATTCGTCTATAAGTACCGTTACACTGAATAGAGATTCTACTGGTACAGGCGGGGTTGCATATGATGTAGGAGACTGGTCGAAGGCTTTCATTGAAGCTTCTATGCAAGGTGATACCAGTGAATCGGGTTTGGCAGATTTACAAGCCTTAGTGTATCCTACGGAAAACGGTACAACACAAGTTCATTTTGATATTACTTCTGGAGACGGAAGTGCAAGGTGTGATGGTAATGGATACGTTCATGTTTTAAAAAACGAAGACTTGATTGTTACGCGGCGTTATGATACAAGCATACCAGAAGGGAACGGTTCGTATGGTACTACAGACTGGCCATCTGGGGCATCGACTACACGAAATATAGATCAGCTTTCGCTTGAATGGTATGTTTCAACGTCTGGTACAGGTACAGCATGGATGCGTGGCTGTCTTGGTACAAGAATTACAGACCCCACAGGCACAATCACACACTGGGTTCACAGGGCGGGTAATAATGTCATAGCGCGATACGGTGTAATTGACTTATCACAGCTTACATCGCCTGTAAGTACCGACTCTACCATAGACTATACACAGGCTGGAGATATAGTATCTGCGACTATTATCAATCCTATAGATATAGAAGTCTATAGCACACAAAACAATCAAACTTTATCTTCGAGTCTTGATAAAGCCTCTAATACAGCCTTTTCAATCAACACAAATACTATTACCAATTTCGATGCCAGTGTTATAAAGAGTCAAACATTCTCTTTAAATACAAATACCACTCTTTCGTATTCTGGGTTAGCCTTACGAACTCTCGATTCGACATTTGATATATCCACCACAACAAACACCGACTTAAATGGGTTTGCTGTTGGGGCTGGAGAAGAGTCTTCATTCTCAATATCTACACAGAGTACAAGCTCGTTTTTACATAATAGTATTACAACACCAACTGAAATATTACCGCCTTTTGACTCTGGTTCAGACTCTATGCAGTGGGTATTTCCAGCCTCAAAACAATTAGGCACTGTACTAGAATTGCGCGCAGGAACACCAGTCTTTAGTCAGACTTTGAATGTTCAGTCTGGGATACTTGCAGACTCTAATACCCTTCCTGAAGACTATGTAACGCAGTCTACAAGTCCGATATATTATAGATTAATTGCTGGAGAAATACCACACTATTATAAATTCGTACACACAGAGACAAATATAGGCTATTTACATATTACGCCTATTGTACGAGAATTAGACGAATATGTACCAGAATACGCCAAGCCCGATAATTTTGTATGGGATACTGAAGATACTGGTGGTGGAAACTACGCTACGTTTGGTTCGGCTTTAAGTGGTGGTCATACCTTTACATTTACCATACGCGGATATGATGCATCATCCCTACAGTCTTATACAGACTCTAATGGAGACTTGCAGTATATTGTAGACTCAAATGGTCTTCCTAATAAATATGCTGATAGAGAGTTTTCCATATTTGTAGAGAATAACTGGTCTTCTGATAGAGACTCATTCATTCTTGATTATTTTGATGGCAAGCTTTTAGAGTTTGATGGAGAGTTATTTACGCCTGAAGATTATTTACTGAAGGTGAAAAGCGAGGGTTATCTTGACTAGCAGAAATATATGTAGGCATGGTGATACGTGTTCTGGACATGCATGTTATCCACCAAGACCAAATATAGAGTCTTGCGATGATGTATTTGCCAATGGGATTACTCTTCACCTACAAGGTCAGGGATGGGCAGTGCATTGTTGTAAAGATTCTTGTCATGCTGGAACACTTGCGCGAGGCTCACGAACAGTCTTTGTCGGTGGTGTGCCAGTTTCGAGAATTGGAGACCCCGTTTCATGCGGTTCAGCCGTTGCCAAGGGGTCTGTCAATGTCTTTGCAGGATAGTTAGGCTTCAAGAGCCTGAAGTCCATGATATCTACGCGCTTTAATGATAGCCTCAATCTGTGTAAAGGTTGCGGCTTTTTCTTTATTGAGTGTCAATCGTTTATTATTGAAAAGGAACATATCACCAGACTCGGTGGCAACGATAAACTTCTTGCCGCGCGAGTCTTTTTTCATCTTACGAAGCTTTTCAAGATTATCAAGTGTACCATACTTAAAGACTTGAAGAGTCTGGTTATACTCATTAACACCGCCTTGCATCATCCCGCCATTATACTGTTCAAGGATATAACTATCTACAGCTTCACGTCCATGCTCTTTCATCATATCTTCAAGATATCGACACTGCCATTTTCTATATGTAATAGGAAAGCAATTATTTGAGGCACTGGTGATAAACACTGTACCGTTTTTTTCATTGATAGTGATTGTCTTTGTTTTTTCGTAACTCATGATATAGTCTCTTTCGTTTTGTGTTAAATCGTTCTTACAAGACTATAATAGCACCTTGGACCATATTGTCAAATAAAAAATAAAAATAATTATGCTTGACATTATATACAGTCTGTGATAAATTTGTTTAATAATGAGGGATTAGATTATGAAACATAAACAGTATGCAGTAAAAGTTGGTGTAAATGAAGTGGATGATAGCTTCTGGTTATATCTAACAGAATATAGTTTTTTAGACTCCGAAGACTGTCTTCACAGACAAGTTAAACTCTTTGCTTCGGCTGAAGAGGCTCTATTACATATTCGTGGTTGGCAGGGCTGTGAAGTTGTAGAATATAAAGCTTGACAATCTAAGTATAATGTCATAGACTCGAACAATTAACAAACAAAGGAATAGATAATGCACTACAATTTTAAAGACTTTTCACAGGCAGTACAGAACCAGTTTAATATTCTACAAAAGAATACACTCTACAAAGTTGATGTAGACTCCGATCTTTTGTATCAGACATATCTTGATGCCTATCCAGAGGGTACAAATGAAATTTATCGGGTTAGACCCTATTATGATTGTTCGGCAGATCGTCACTTTATTAAAAATCTTGGTAAGGTTGTATCAATTATTGATGACAAAATGGTCTCAGTGTGGGATAACCTCGAATTAGATTATCCATATGACATTGTAGCGCAGAAAATGGCTGAGTTTGTAGGAAAGCAACGTATTCAGTCTGTGTACCTTTCAAAGTTTGCAAAATATGGCACAGAGTTTATTCTTGAATTATTAGAAGATAAGACTACGAAACGCTGGGATAACTTTGTAGGAGTCTTAGACCGTAAACATCTGAGCGGCAACGCAACTTCTGCTTTATCAAGTCTTCAGTCAGACTTTCAAGTGTTGAAGCGTGGTCTTGATGAATTGTCGGTATCTTCCTTAGAGACTGTTCAAGACTTGATTAAAGGTAAGCTTCTGTATCGCGGTGAAGAACATGCCGCTTTGGTTAAATCCTTTTCAAAGCTGAAAAAAGAATATGACGCATTTAAACAGAATGACAAAGACTTGTTTATCTGGCAAAATCTAGGAACTGGTGGTCTTGCAAGATTCCGCAATACTGTAATCGGTACGCTTGTTCAAGACTTGTCAAATGGCATTGACCTTGAAGATGCAGTTAAGATGTTTGAATCAAAAGTAGCCCCACAAAATTACAAACGGCCGCAGTCTCTTATCACTCCTAAAATGATTGAAGAGGCTATGGATACTATTAAAGAATTGGAATTAGAGTCTGCCTTGGAGCGGAGACACGCCAAACTTTCAGATATTTCAGTTGAAGATGTATTGTTTGTTGATAACTGTGTAAGGGGTCAAATGATTGGTGGTCTTGAAGGCGAATTGTTAAAAACAGTTAAGCCAAAGGCAGTTAATGTTAAAAATACTGTAGACATTAGTGTTGAAGAGTTTATCAGTGCTGTACTACCAAAGGCACACGAGATTGAAGCTCTTGTTACAAATAAGACTACGACAAATCTCGCAAGTCTTACTGCGCCTGTAAATGAGAATGTAAAGAGTCTCTTCAAATGGGATAACAATTTTGCGTGGTCTTACTCTGGTAATGTAGCAGACTCTGATATTAAACAGCGCGTGAAGAGTGCTGGAGGTGAGGTAGATTCGTTACTCCGATGCTCTCTAGCGTGGAATAACACAGACGATCTTGATATTCATTGTCGCTGTCCAGATGGTGATATAGTCTCTTACAGTAACAAATGTGGTATTCTGGACATTGATATGAATGCGGGCGGGGAAAAGTCACGAAACGCGGTAGAAAACCTCCGTTGGAATGAAAAGAATATTCAAGATGGTGTTTACACTATCAAAGTTAAAAACTTTTCAAAAAGAGAATCAATTGACGTAGGTTTCGCGCTTGAAGTAGAATCTGGTGGAATGGTCCATACTTTTGTATATGATAAACCAGTACCAGACAGCGTAAAAATCTCTTGTATTGAGTTGTATGTCAAGAATAAGACACTGTTAGATATCAAAGTATTAGATCAGGCTATCACAAGCTCTTCAATGTCTAAAGATATGTGGGGAATTAAAACAGAGACTTTTGTACCAGTGTCTAGTGTTGTTCTAAGTCCAAACTATTGGGGCAAGAATAAAAACGGTAACAAGCATTGGTTCTTCATTCTCAAAGACTGTAACAATCCTGAACCTACGCGCGGAATTTACAACGAGTTTCTAAATCCAGAACTTGACAAACACCGCAAAGTCTTTGAAATTGTTGGAGAAAAGACTAAATGTCCACCAACCGAAGAACAATTATCTGGTCTTGGATTCTCATCGACTAAAAAAGAATGCTTGACATTACGTGTAAAATCAGATAAGATGAACCAGACTTATAATGTAAACTTCTAAAAAGGAAAACAAACTATGACTATTTTTGAAAAAGCTACCAAACAAAAACTTCGCTTTCAGTCTGATCGTGGACTATTGACAACCGAACAACTATGGGATATGTCGCTTGCTAGTCTTGACAGTGCAGCAAAGCATGTCAATCGTACATTGAAGACTACAGAAGAGGAATCATTTGTCGAAGACTTGCGCGAGAATAAAGAGAATACTGAAAATACACTTCGTCTTGATATTCTAAAGCATGTAATTGCCGTTAAAGTTAAGGCGCGTGATGAGGCTAAGAATATTAAAGAGAAGGCTGAAAAGCGTAGAGTATTGCTTGATGCCTTGTCTTCTAAAGAGAACGAAGAGTTGAAAAGCATGTCTAAAGCCGATATTCTTAAAAAACTTGAAGAGCTTTAATGCCTATACTATTACTATTATTAATTCTTAGCGGTGGAGTTGCGTATGGTGCAGAAACGCGCCTTCCTATCACTGCTAAGATTATAAGCTACGAAGACGCATACATATTATGTACTGAGTCTATCGAGACTCCTAAATGGTGTCCAGACAAATGGTTGGAGACTGAAGAAGAGTATGACGAAGAATCCATAGAGTTTGAGGAAATATACGAATGACTGTATCAAAGAGTAACTTTTTAAGAGACGTAAACACTCATAAACTAAATGTCTTAAATGACAGTGGTGTTAATAGACACTTACGAATTAGAGCAGTGAACACTCATTTCATGTGGTATGAGATTGTTACATGGTCTGATTCACTATGCTTTAATGGTGATGTAGGATCGTACACTTTCTCCAGAGTCTATGATATGTTTTCATTCTTTGGCGAAGACTTAGATAAAATTAATTATTATTACTGGGCGCAAAAACTTCAGGCGCAATGTATCTACAGTCCAGCTAAAGCCTTTTCCTTCGATAAATTCAAAAAAGAGGTAGAGAATTATTATCACGAGTTTATTAATAATAATCTACTATCCGAGTCTGAAGCGCAGGAACTGAGACATAGTCTTGAAGAAGAAATCTTTGCCGATGTTGAAAACCACTCAGATTCCGATTATCAAAAATATGCGGCGTATGAGAATATTTCTGCTTATAATGGTCCAATTCTTTTTGAAGACTTTTGGGATTATGATACAGACGACTATAACGATTCCTTTAAATGGGCATGTCACGCCATTGTTCACGCTATAAAAGAATATAATAGCTTGACAAAGACTGAAAAAAGTGTTAAAGTAGTATAAACGCGATAAGAACTATATAATGATCTTACCCCATATCTTATCGCATAACGGGGATAATTATGAACAGTGAAAAACAAGACTACATCAGACTTAAATATGCTTATACGCTTAGTGACTATAAGAAAGACTATATTAAAGAAAAAAGAATACTCGAAAAACATAAAATATCTGCCATAGGGATAAATAAACACTTGCAAAGTTTTCAAACATATATACACTGGAGAAATAAACAGCTTGAACTGTTTTCTTCAACCGATAAGGCAAGGGACATACATTAATGCGTAAGAAGAATTTAAAAAAGGCACTTGTCAGTGATCTTCGTCACCCAGAGTTTGATATTCTAGGAGACTGTAAGCATTCAAAGTATAAGACAGAGTTGTTACACGCTTATAACTATGCCAACTATACATTTCAACTGAGTGATCTTAAAGGCTTTGCAAATGAATATATTGAAGAGTCTTTGAACTCTGTGCCAGACTATGAGTTTCGGAATATAGGTATTGTATGTTGGTTGTCTATGAATGGAGCAGATATTCCACAAAACGAAGCAGCTATTAAGAAAGCTTTACGACTACTCATTAAAGAGTATAAAAAGACTGTAGAAGATTCTGCGCCGTATGTTGTAGATATTCAGACTGAGAAGGCTGGTATTATTATTGCCGAGCTTGAAGGCATTCTTGATGATGTCTATACAGGTGTGAAAGACTTGAAAAATCCACTTGAATTATATTCTTGTGCAGGCGTTTTTAAACACCGACTCGTTGAAGATCATTTTAAACGGACGCTGAAAGATATTAAGAATAATCCAGAAGACTATACAAAGAATGATAAAAAGATTGTTGTAGGCTTAATTGGAGTCTTTCTTTCTGAACTCGATAAACACACTAAGAAAAAGACTGAAAAGGCTGAACGTAAGGTTGTGCGCAAGGCTAAAGCAAATAAAATCATTCCGACTAAGATGGTTGCAAAGCTTAAATATAAGAAAGACGATAAAGACTATAAAATCAAGTCTGTTTTACCCTCTAAGATAGTTACGGCTGATGTACTTTTTGTCTTTAATACCAAGACTCGCAAGATTCTTCAGTTTGTCTCACAGGATAAGGTAGGACTTCTTGTATCGGGAAGTACCGTTAAAAACTATGATATAGACTTATCGCAGGAAAAAACACTACGCAAGCCTGAAGAGTTTTTCATGGCATTGAATAAGGCTGGTAAAGTTGAACAGAGAAATATCATGAAAATGGTCTCTGGTAAAAGTAAACCACCAAAAGGAAGAATTAACGAACATTGCATATTATTGAAAGTTTACTAAATATTATTATGAATAAAGTCAGTTTTACATTTAATACCTATACCCACTATCTTCAAAGAGCGCACGAGGATAAGACAAGACGTACTAAGAATAACGAATTGTCACTTGACTTGTGTGTAATTTTCAACTATAATCTAGTATAACCTAAACCATAGGAACATATAATGAAGAGTAATGTCGCGTCATACGCAGACTATAAAATGCGTACTATTATCAAAAAAATGTCTATGAAGTATCAGTACGACTCTGGACATATTTCAAAAATGGCTGAAGAGATGTTAAAGCATACAGACATTGTAACATGCTATAACGATCTCGAACAGACTTTAGACTATTATTATTCTGTACGCGCACTGAAGGGATAAGTATGCCAATTTTAATTGATTTGTCACACGTTGCGGTAAGTAATATTATGGTAACACCGGGCTTGAAGAAGGGTGACGTAGATACCCTACTTGTTAAACATATGATTCTAAGCAGTCTTAAAAAGTATAAAAGACTCTTCGGTAAAGAATATGGCGAGCTTGTGATATGCTGTGATGCGCGTGGTGATTATTGGAGACACGGTATATTTCCGCACTATAAGGCTAATAGAAAATCAAAAAATAAAAAGTCTCTTTTTGACTGGAATGAAGTCTTTGGCGCAATCTCTGAAATGAAAGAAGACTTGACAAACTATTTTCCGTATAAGGTAGTGGAAGTTCCCGAAGCCGAAGCTGATGATGTAATTGCAATCATTGCAAAGAATGAATTGAAGCCTACGCTAATTGTCGGCGCAGATAAAGATTATTGTCAATTGTTACAACATAAGAATGTCAGGCAGTATTCACCAGCTAAGAAAAAGATGGTAGTCTGTATAGACCCTGCTCAACAATTAAAAGAACTGATTATTACAGGTGATGGTGGTGATGGTATTCCAAATATTAAATCAGACTCCGATACTTTTGTGGTTCAGACTAAAAGACAGTCTCCTATAAAGAAAACAGAAATTGCCTTATGGTCTAAATTAGAGACTCCAGAAATGTTCTGTGAGAGTAAGAGAATGTTAGAAAACTATCGTAGAAATGAAGAATTGATATCCTTTGAAAAGATTCCAAGTTCACTGCAAGGAAAGATTCTTAAAGCCTATACAGAGGCTGAGCAAAGCGATAAAGGTAGTGTATATAATTACTTGGTTAAAAATAGAATGAGCTTGCTTTTAAAAGATGTAGGAGATTTTTGATGAAAAATGAAGAAGATATTGATACGTTTCTAACACCCAAGGCTGAAAAGTCTTTGGCAATAACACCTGAAATGTATAACGAACTCTTCGGCACTGTTAAAGATATTACACAGGCTGAATATGATCTTAACAAACTCTCTACTACTAATGATGGATATATCTTACAGATGCACCCCGCTTTTATTGGTGGTTTTGTTAATAAGTACGTAGCACCCGCTACGATAGAGGAAATTAATAACAAACTGTGTGAGAACGTGCGGAAGACTCTTAACGATGAAATAACTCATATGAAAAGACGACTTAAAGTTAAGTATGGTTTTTCATATGACGATTACGCCGCACAAGAAAAAAAACCTTGGGTAGAAGAAGATAATGATATCCCATTTTAAATAAATGATCTTAAATGCTTCCATGCTTGTCCAGACTCTATTTCTTCTGCAAGCCATTGTGTATAAGCCATTTTAATACCCCAAGATTCTCTATCAAAGGTATAATCAAGATTGTCTAAAGAGTGTGGTGTATGGTTATAGACCATTGATATAGGATCGTAAGTAATTGTAGGTATGCCTTCTAATACAGATACTACCGCACTATTAGACGAAAATGTAATACAGGCTCGCGCAGACTCTAAAGACTCTTCGAGTGACGGGCAAGTATCTAATTCATACTTTAGATTGCTATGATTCAGGAAATTTGTTGAACTACGGTCTAAAGGATGTTTTCGGAATATTACAGGAATATTTTTATCATTACACTCTTTTATAATCTTCAGATACCATTCTTGAATGTTGATATGCCTATGACTCATATCGTTAGGAACTTGTCCTATCAGCAGTACAGGCAAAGATTCTCTAATTCTCCAAGGCTTTACATACTGTTTGAAGTGTTCTTCCCATCGTTTATCACAGACTATATCAGAGTTGTTAAATGTTGCTTGACCGTTTAGACCATTAAAGCCCAGTGAAGTCCATTTAAACCTATCACCCATATAAGCCCTTTCCATAATAAGATAGGGCTTTCGACATTTTCTCTGATGGTTATAGACGTGCGTTCTACGATGGCCCCATGTTATACAAAGATCATAGTTTGCACTGTCAAAATTATCAGTAAACATTTTACACACAGCATTTGAGCCTTCTACAGCCTCTATACCTTTTCGCATAAGGCTACCCCACGCTCGTTGGTGTTGTGCCGAAGATAGTATAAAGGCTATGTCCATTATTTGTCCATTATTTGTAAAAAGTTATTGACACTCTATAAGACTTGGTGTAGTCTGTATTTATGAGTTAATAATAAAGAAAGAGATTACACCATGACACAAGACATTTTATATTCTACGCACGATCCCGAAGCTTCAAGTGTATGCTATTTCGATGGTTATGTATTGTCTGAAGTGTTAGAGAGTACCAGAGACTATTTTGAAAACCTTGCCTACGAGTCTGAAGAGTATGGTGAAGGTATGCAAGAAGTTATTCTTCGCGCAGAAGGTTTAGACGCTACGCAAGACTACGAAAAGAGTATCTTTCTATCTTGGAATGCTGAAAAAGACGAATATGATAATGGTCTGGTAGACTATCAGATTGCCATTGGAAATAGAAATTAAAGCCTTGACATAGTTTGACAGTATGCTATTATAGTCTTGTAAGAAAGATTTAACCAGTAGAAAGAGAATACATTATGCAATTTACTCAGCCAGACACTCAAACAAAGCTTCGTGGAACACACGATCAAGAATACCAGATTTACTTAGACTGTGCAGATGATGGCACAGGCTTCGAGTTTATGACAGGTCAACCATTAAAAACATACGATGAGTGGTTATCGAATTAATACTATGCGCGTGTAGCTCAATGATAGAGCTGCACGCTCATAATGGGTAGGTCACTGGTTTGATTCCAGTCTCGCGCACCATTACGCACTCTTAGCTCAGCGAATAGAGCAACCGCCTTCTAAGCGGTAGGTCACAGGTTTGAATCCTGTAGAGTGTGCCATTTAATGAAAGACATTTAAGATGAATAAATCAGACACAATTAAAACTCTAACACATTATAGTAAATGGCTTAAAAGCGAAGAACAGACTATGCCTGATGTGTTTGAGATAGAACTTGCACTTGATATGGCTGTGAAGTTTTTGGGCGAGGATGGCTGGATGCCGATGAGCGACAGCGCGAAAAAAGGAATGGTTCTTGCTCTTCTTTTTGAAGATTATTCCCCTCAGCCTGTAATTTGGAATAATGAAACAAAGGGCTACAAGTCGTGGATTACAAATAAGTATGTAACACCAACCCACTGGATGCCATTACTGCCACAACCGAAGGATGATGAATAATGACAGATTCTTAAAGATTATAAAAAATTAGTTATTGACAATCAACACAGAATGATAGATAATGCTATACATACTATCATTAAGAGGGAATTGAAAAATGTCATGCGATAGAGAAACTAAAATAACGTCAAGCATACTTAAACCCATTGACGATATCAGAAAACTTCAACATGCAATTGAAGAAGAAGTAATTAGGCTGAAGGCGCGCCTCGAAGGTATTGATTGCATTCTTAGAAGCGGTAAGTACGCTGGAAGAAAATGTCAGATCAGGGAAGTGTTTAGATTTAATACTGAAGTGAGACTTCATATAGGAATATACAGACTAGACAATAAGGTGGGCTTCAAAGGTAAAGAGTCTTTTATTGACGATCATACAGAAGAATATGTCTCATTATCTAGCGTTTGCTTCAATTTAAATTTTAAACCAACTAAAAAGAAAGACTTCGTACTATGACAGACTTAATTAAACGGTTAGACGACTTTCAAGAAAAATATGCCAAAGAATTAGAATCCTTGCGTTTGTTAATTGAAAGTGAACAGACGGTTGATGTAAATAATCTTGATGACGGTGATCGGTATTTCCATATTAATGATGAAGGCGAAGTTAGAGAATCTGAGTGGTACGAGCTAGTAGACAGTGATGTCCATAGATATAGCCTTATGAATAATAATGTCTTCAAGACTCGCGCAGAAGCTGTATATCATCTTGAATTAGTTGCCCAAGCTTGGGACATTAAACAAAAATCCATTGAGAGTATGAAAAAATTCAATGCCGAGCGTTTTGGTACGGTTTACACAATAAGCTATGATCAAGACTACAAAACCCCAATTGCTATGGCGGCTGGTTGGATTTATATTAGAACAACCTTTAGTAGTAAAAAAGACTGTGAAGATATCATTGCCCAATACTCACCCAAAAAAATTCTTTACATGCTTGAAAAAGGATTAATTTAATGTTATTATTAGACTACATCATGCTCTTGCCGCTGATTATTTTACTTTCTGTAATGGCAACGAGTATCGTTTTTATGCTTTATACAAGCATTAAAGAAGCAATTATCTACAAAGACCATTCAGACCTTCGTATTCTTGCGTGGTGGTCTATAATTATCTGGGGAATTGCCTCTTTGTTTTACTTTACATAAGAGGAATAAATAACATGCTTCTAAAAGACTTTATCACCGATACAAAAGACTTTCCAGATGATACCGAAGTCTTGGTATCCTGTCACTCAAAAGAATATTCTTTGAAACAGCCTTTAGGCGTTTTTGATAAGTGCGATGCATTCCTAGACACTTATTCTGTTATTGTAGAGCCTGTTTGGGTTCACGTAAAAGAGTTTCAAACAGCAAAAATATCAAAATTTAGAGAAATGTATCAGGATAAGCCTTTGGCTGAAATTGAGAGTACACAAGACACTTCTTCATTCTCATATCCAGTATCAGACTTCATCACCATTGAAAACACACTTGTAATAATCTTATAAAAGAAAGAAAGACCACTATGACAATTAAATATATTAAACTAAAAAACGGACAAGACTTGGTTGGAGAGCAAAAAAGCTTTACAGACGATGGAACACACACATTTGTTAAAGACATTGCCTTGGTTTTTGTAACTCCAATGAAAGACACACAAAATAATCAGATTAATCTCCTTCCTTTTGCGCCTTTTACCGAACAGAATGAGATTACGCTTCGTGAGGATGATATCATGTTTATGGACACTGCAAATAAAGACTTAACAGAGTTTTTTAAAGATGTAACAGGGCGGAAACAAATTATCACACCAGATAAGTCTGGTCTTATTCTGTAATGAGCGTGATCGGAGACTTATTCGCGGATAAAGGACCATTCCCGCTGAGTGTGGAAAAACAGTTATGTACTGTCATTATCCGCGAATATTGTCTTCATTCTTATGCATACTACATAAAGGATACAAACATTATACCAGACTCTGAGTATGATGAATTATGTTTATATATGAAAGAACACTTTACAACCATTAAAAAGCACGATATAAGTGGTTATATAAACTATGAAGAGTTAAAGGCTGGTAGTGGTTATGTAACAGCACATAAGATTACGGGACAGACTTTAGATTATATATTGGAGAGGCTGAAAAGATGAACAAGAATATTACTCTTACTGATGCTATTTCTAATAAAGAGAGTGAGTGGTCAAATGAATAAGTATTTCGCCTTTATTAAAGAGGTACAAGTGATTAAATATCATACAGTATTGATAGAAGCTACTAATGAAGAAGAAGCTAGGTTAAAAGCTAAACAAGAATATTACTCGGGTACAGTAAGAGCACAGACTATTAATACTGAGTGTATGGAAATTACTATTAAACCGAATAATAGGAGTAAGTGATGAGAGTTAGAAATATAGAGTATGCGAATAAAGATGGTAGAATTATACTAGAATCATTTTTACCACATAATGATATTGGTAATAGATATGAACATAGATTTCAAGAATTGATGAATAATCCAGATATTGTTAAAGTAGTAAAGAGTAATGGTGAAGTATAAGTAATGAAATTAAGAAGATAGGAGTGAATAATGGATGATGACTTAACATGCTGTATTTCTTTTATGCTATTTATTGTAACGGTTGTAATGCTGTATTTCTTTTTTTCAAGCTATGACACCAGACTACAGTATAAGTGCTTAGAGAATGCCCAGACAATCGAAATTGCTAAACTATGTGAAAGTAGGAATTAATTGATGAGTGAATTTTCAGTAAATGTCGTAAAAATTGACAAAGTAGAAGACCATCCCGATGCAGATCGC